AAGCAGCAATCCGGGGCTAAGGCTCTAAGAGCACCACCGTTTAAAAGAGTAACGGAAAACCTCAATTCAATTGAGGCAACTATGCCAAGGACGGCACATTCTTTTAAGCGTCGTACGAGTACGATCTCTCTCAACTGCAGCGTAAAGGCCCTTATTCCTTTCAGGAATTGGGGGCAAACACGTGTCAGTGAAATCCGCAAAGAATAACTTGCGAACGAGAGAGTTGCGTAACCCGGCTAATGGATTGCCAGGTTTGCAGCCGAACAGTGGAGTAATGAACTGCGCCTCGTAGAGGGCAGCTGTATACACCGCAGACTCGGTACGTACTTCGGAGATAGGGGTTTGGGTGAGGGTGAAAAACCCGATACCTTCCCAACCACGTTTACGATACGAGTGTGCACGGTTTCCCGTGTACTCGTTCTCGTTACAAACAAAGTGGCCGTCTCCGTATCCATTGGGACCTTGTAGCTGATAGAAATCAGCAGGGACAAGGCCCTTCAGACCATTATAGAGCGTCGCCCACCGGGGGTCAAGAAGACCATCGGATAGACGATAAATGTGGTTACACCAGGCCATTAGGGCTCGGTTTGCCACTCGCTTTTTAATGAAAAGAGGACGTACTAACTCACCTAAGAACCAGTCTTTCCCACAGGACTCCCGAAAGGGGCCCGAAGAAAATGACTTCTCACGATTTATCTCGAAGCCAACGAAGGAAAGAATCCTCGTTAGCAACGGTACGATGTCGACGGGGCAGACAATGTCGTCCCCGTAGACACTAACATCGGCAGAAGAAACGTTTAAAACGTCGCACACTGCTCTTGTTAGGCTCAAGAATATTAAACTCTCGAGCTCAAATGTGTACCCATTACCCATCGAAGAAAATTTCTCAAATGGGTAAGTGGATCCTTCGTAAACGAAGTTTTCACATCTGCACGTACACAATAAATCGAACCATGGTGCTGGAAGCAACTCTAACACGGTCATATAACTGATCGTGTCGGAAGCCATAGCAAGGTCAATTGTAGCCAAAGAATCGGTAATAGATCCGACTCTAGCTAGTTCTTGATTCCTGCCCTGGTCATCCAGGTTGCAACCGGCCCGTTTCAGACGTTTGCGCATCACTGTGCCGATCCCCAATTGAACAAAAGAGTTCAGGAGGGGTTCGACACAAATAGCGCGGTCGGTTTTGGCGGTCTTAGATACAAAACTTAGCTTAGACCCATTTACGAGGCGCACGGACATGTTGTCCGCACCACCTTGTGTGGGAATCTCTCTTAAAGAGAGGTTACTAACCCATGCCGGAAAGGATTCCAGCAGGCGGGGTAGCTCGTCAGCTAAGGACCGTGTAACGGTCGGATTAACGCTCAACTTGTCGATTATTGTTGTAGTCGATAGGCCTACGTTAGATCCCGGTCCAAAACGCATCGGTAGGTTTGTAATGTCGGGACAGTCACCAAGAATATGAGAAATTTTACGAGCAGCTCCGAAAAGAACGGCGCTGATCTCGGGGTCCCGAAAATGGGGATCCTCTCTCTTGGTAAAACGACTGTTAACCTTGTTACAACTTACTTCTGCTTGGATGAAACGCTTTTCCGCTTCCTTCTTCGTATCAAAAACACGAGGAAGATCTTCGGCCTTTGAAAAAAGTTTAACAGCTTGATAATCAAATATAAAATCATTTGGGTTATCATAGTCATTTGGGTTTAACTCCATATCTAAGTAGCTGGCGAATTTGCCAGTCTTCAGATAGTCCAAAGCGGACAAAGACACAGCTGTGTTTACTCCTTCAAAAAATGGCGAAGCAGCGGTGAGAATATTCTCGAATGAGATATCTCGGCGAATCGGCTTGAAAGCCGACTGCAACTTACCTTTAAGGTTTGTTGGTTTCATATA